TAATAGGTGGAGCATTAACTGGAGCTGCTATGGGAGCTATGGTTGGATCGTCTTTTAATACGGCAGCCTCTACAGTTGGTGGAGTAACAACTGCTGCATCATCTGCTGGCTCTATGTACGGAGCTGGAATTGGAGCAGTTCTTGGAATAGCTGCTGCACTAACTTACTAGGAGTATACTGTGGGCGGAAGGAGTAGTAGTGGAGATACATCTAAGACTATACGATATGCTCCTTATATTGAAAGGCAACATTCTGAATTCTTGGCTCTTGTTACTACTCATAGAAATAGTATTATAGACGATTCACCTTTTGCAGGCTATAATAATATAGAAGTTGATTCTGCTTTCTTTGGATTAGGTTATCTTATCAGTAGCTTTCCGTCACTATATGATATGTTTGGAAAGCATATGGCAGGACTTGATGTTGAGAATACTTGGGATGGTACTTTTGAAAGATTGTTTGATGCTCCTAATACCAATGCAAATATCTTAGAGAACATGAAAATTATCGATGATGAGATAGTTAAAGGTGATCTTGCTGAATATCAAGTTAGTATGAGAAACATAAATGCTATTTCTACATCATCATTTATAGTAGGTAAAGCAGTAGGAGAAGATAAGAGATTAAAACTCCTATCTAAGATGAGTCTTGAAGCTAAGGTAAATTTATTAGATAGTGTAGGAAAAGAATATATAGCATCTTTAAACCGGAATAAATTAATGATAGTAAGTTATGCTAATATTATGAAAGACTACTTTTTATTCACATCTATGATAGATGATGTTAATTATACCTTTGCTAGTAGGAATGCTCTTTGGCCTTTTACAGTATTATCTTTTGAAGGATATGCTCTTGGAACTATGCAAAGTACATCCTCTTGGAGAAAGAATATGGCTCCTAGAGAGAGGTCTACAGTTTCTAAAGCTCTCTTAGTATCATCTTATACAGCAACAGGTGCTATGATAGGATCTCATATTTTACCAGGTTGGGGTACAGTAATTGGTGGAGTCGTTGGTTTTATAGTAGGCGTAGCAATAATGATTTTTGAATAATTTAATATTTTTATGGAGGTGTTAAGATGGTTAATGAATTTGAAGCAGTACCTAAAAACAGTCCTGGGATAATGGATAAGATAGATAATATTTTTCAGAACAAGTTATTTTTACAGTATCTTTCTGGGCTTGGTGGAGCTATAAGTGCTGGACAGCCAGTAGGTCCTGCTATAAATAATATTACGCAACAGAATATCCGGTCTCAGAATATGATGAAGATGCTACAACAATTACTTGGGCCTGACGGATCTAAGGCAACATTTAGTAATGCAGGAATAAATCTTACTATTCCAAAAGAGAATGCAATGGTAGCTGATACTTTGAAAGGGACTGCATCCCCTGCTACTCCCATTCCATCTCAGGGAGGTGGAAGTGTTGTCTCCAACCCTTTTACTGGTAACTTCTCAGTGCCAGATTTAGCTGGCTTAACATCACAAGATATAGCATCTGCACTAGGGATAAAGATGAGACAGGATGAGCTTAAGCTTAATAGGGAAGTTGAGGAGGCTGCGGCTGAGACTGCGGCAAATAGAGACACAACTCCAAATGAAGTTAAACTTTATCAGTATGCTGTTGATCAAGGATATAAAGGATCATTTATAGACTTTAAGAATTCAAGTGTACCTATTCTTTATAAGGAATATAAGGAAGCAGTTAAAGACCCTCGATTTAATAAGTGGTTATTGAAACAGAAGAGAGCAGGAGCAACTAAAATCTCTCTTGGAGAAAAGATAAATGAGAGAAAGGCTATGTCTGAACTTGAAGGTCAGCTCTATTTTAATAATCCTAAGTGGACTGAGGATATAGATAAACAAGTTCAAGCATTTGATAAAGGCCCTGCTTGGCGATTTTCTAAGGAAGATAGGCCACTTGCTAGGTCTAAAGTAATAGTTAAGTCTATTGAAGATAAAATAGCTGCCGGCAATGGAACTATTAAAGCAGTCATTATGGATAAGGATAATAGAACTATGATTTGGACTGTGCAGTGGCCTTCTGGAGATATTAAAACAATTAAACAAACTGTAAGATAGGAGTTGAAGATGCCATCAGGAATGGATTTATTAGATGAAAAGGTTCCAGTTGCAAATGCTCCGAATTCTAACTTAGCTCCTTTTGATGTAAAATTATCAGAGGGAGCTGACCCACTTGTTGAAGCAAAGAAGATAACTGAAAAAGGTGTAGTTTCTGGATTAGATTTACTTGAGGCTAAGCCTCCGACAAAAAATACTACCAATCTAGATGCTTATGAACCTAAAAAAATTATGGAGAAGCTATTTTCTAAGGCTAGAGAGAAGAAACCTGCTCCAGTTATGAGAAAGGTCCTAGTTCGGCAAACACCAGCAGAAGAATTCTTTGCTCCTCCAGAACTTCCTTATGGTCCTAAAAGGAATATTCCCAAGGGATATAAAGAAGTAGAGATGCCTGAGAGGTTCATATCAAAAAGTAAGGAAGCTTCCTTTGTTACAAAATTAGTTGATAATATTAAGAATATATTTATCTCTAAAGCTAAAGAATCAGCCAGAGCAACTTATCGAATATCTCTTGCAGAAGATTTAGGTGTTAATCCTTCTGCTATAGATCCTGATTTAATAGACGCTTATAGGGCAGGTTATGGCAAAAGTATCTTTGGACTTATTAGTCAAATTAAAAGAGGTACTAAATATCCTAAAGTAGTTTCAGAGTATATGGGGAAAGGTCAGATTCTTGCTAGTGGACTTGGATCAGTTGCTGGAGATATAGGACCTTTTCTTGCTTTTTCTTTAGCTGGTATAGATCCTGTAACTAAAATGATGGCTGGATTTGCTGGAACTCAAGGGCTAAGATCTTACTATTCCTATAAACTTAATAAAGGAGAAGTTAGTTCTCCTAGTGAATTTTTAGATGTTCTTAAAAATGTTGTTCCTTCTACATTTAAAGGTGCAGCGGTTGGTTATGCTACAGGGATGGCTGGAAAGGTAGCAGCTCCATTTGGAACTCTTCCTAAGATAGGTGCTGAGACTGGAGCAATGACAACTATAGGTTCTATGATAGAAGGTCAATTACCTACCTTTCAAGATTTTGTTAATAATGCTATATTATTTACAAGTATTCATGGTATTGGTAAAATTCCAACAATCGCTTCTAGTATTAAAAATATGTGGGTTAAAACTGGACGTAAGCCAGTTGATATAGTAGATGATGCAAAGGAAGATCCTAAGATAGCTGAGATTATTCTTAATAATAAAGAGATTCCAGAAGATATAATTGATAAGGTAAAAGCAAAGGTTGAAGAGGCTGAAAAGAAACAAGTTGAGTTGGAGTTGGAGGCAGAGAAGAGAAAGAAACCACTTGATGCTGAGAAGTTAATTAAAGAAGATCTAAAAATTAAAGGGAAGAAGATTAAGAATATTAAAGAAGGTAAGATCGTTCAACCATTAAACGAACTTGAGCAAGCCAAATCTGGAATGGATATTCTTGAGCCTCCTAAGAAAGCTAAGGAGGTTGCTAAACAACCTATTACTGATCTAGATCTTCAAACAGGTACACCTTTACCTAAGAAACTCTCTACCCAAGATCATCCTTTTCGTAATAAAGATGTTGAATATACTAACTCAATGAAAAAGATAATGCAAGAGAGAGTAAACAATGTAGATGCTTCACCTGAAGTATTTACACGTTATCTAATTAATGAAGTTAATCGTTATCTTAATGGTGAAGATGTTCCTATTGAGAAGGTCAGATTTGGACTGAGTGAATTGGCAGCAAGGTCTGATAATTTAAGAATGAAGTTTGATTATGGAGAAGATTTTGATATTTGGAAAAATACTGTTAAAGAGGCAGCAAGATGGGCAAGAGGGGCAGATCGTTTAACAATTAAACGAACTAACAAGGTTTATAATAAGAGTGGGACTAATCTTAATATGATAATTCCTGTTGATAAACCTCCTCAGATAGTTAAGAATTTGATTAAGAATATTAAAATGGGTGCAGAAGAACTTTATAGAAATAAAGAAATATTTGATAAGACAGGTTTCTGGCTGGCTAAAGATGGAAAGTGGAGATACGAGATAAGTGATGAGAAGATGAAGATAGATTTTAAATCACTCACTGACACTGAAAAGGATCTAACTAAAGTTATTGATCATCCTACTTTATATAAAATAGTACCAGAATTAACACAGGTACAAATTAAGATTGATAAGAACATGAAGGAAGCAGGACATTATAATCCATTAAAGAAACTTATAGAGGTTAAGTCTTCTAATAAGAAATTTATAATGTATGAAGTTCAGCATGCTGTTAATGATTTTCTATTATCAAAGTCTAGAGGAAGCAATCCTAAAGCTGAACAAATGGAAGCTAGACTAAGTGGACTAAGAAGCAATATGAGCCCTGAGGAGAGAAAAACATATGCTCCTTGGGAAACCCTTGATAAGATGCTTGCTACAGAGGGTACAGCACATGCAGGAACTAAACTCTATTCAGGTATAGATCTTACTAGAATTAAAGAAATATTCAAACCTGTCTTAGAATTTATGAAGGAGTTTGATGGCTCTACAAATATGAAAAGATTTGATTTTCTTTATGCAATAAAGAAAGCTAAGGTGGATATAAATAGATCTCTTGTAGACCAATCAGAACCATTACTAAAAGAAGTAAGACATCTTTATCCTAAAGAGAGTCAGAAGATTATTGATAGGCAACGCGCAGCTGTTAATGGCAAGGGATATGGAGAGATTGAATATAAACAAATGCTGGATGAAGTATTTAGTGGAAAGACCACTGACCAAGTAAGATTAATTAATGCTTATATTCTTGCTAGACGTTTTAAAGATATCTATGGTTATAGAGCAGCTAGTGGATATAAGCATCAGCCAGGTTACGGGCCTGACCAAGCTATAAATACTACAGCTATTATAGAAATGGTTAGAGATCTACCGAATAATGTATGGAGTCGACTATTTAATATAGCAGAAGTTAAACAAGCTTTTGGTAAGGTAAGTCAACAGGATGTGGCAGATGCAGTAAGATCTGGAGAAGCCTTCTTCGAGTGGCATAAAAAGATTGTAGATGACCTTGTTGAAGCTGGAATAAAAACGGAAGCTGAGGGTAAACTATTAAAAGCTCATGACTATAGAAAATTTGGAACTATCTTAGTTGAGAAATTATACGACTTTGATTATAATACTCAACTTAAGGGAGAGAGTATTATATCAACTAACTCAGGTGTTGAGCATCTTGGACATGGAAGTACAAAGATCATTGATCCTGATGCAAGAATATCTGCACATGAGATGGCTGTAAGGGCCTATGGATCTATTGCTAATCAAGCTGCAAAGTTAGAATGGAAAGGACTAGCTGAAAAGCATCCAAAAAATCCTATTGTAAGTACTAAACAAGAAGAAGGTTGGAGCCCTATGCCTTATTTTGAAAAGGGTGTAAGGAAGAATATATTCTTTAGTCCTGAGACAGTAAAATATCTTGTAACAAGAAGTCATGATATTAGTAGTAGGGCCTCTACTATAGCAAGACTCTTTACATTAGCTCCTCTTACAAGAGCATTAGCAGTTGGTGCAAGTCCTATCTGGGCTACTTTTATTGGTCTCCCTATGGATGTTATTCATACTCTATGGACAGCTAAGGTATGGGAAGCGGAAGATATCAAAATTAGTCCAAAACTGTCCTATCCTTTTTATGAAACTACTAAAGGAAATTATAAGAGTGTATATAGTCCTTATAATCCACTGTTTCCATTAAAGCTAGGAAAAGATATGGCTGATACATTTACAGATATTTATACTAGAGGCCCACTATTTAAAAATCTAGCTAAGCATGGTTTAGCTATGCCTTTTCTCTCTATGCGTGAGAATAGATATGTTAAAGGTGTTAAACCCCCTGGAGATTGGGCTAAGATTCTTGATATATTATCTTATCATGGAGTTAGTATGGAGATTTGGGTAAGGGCAGCAACAGCTAATAGGATAATTAAGAATAGAGCTAAAGAGGCAGGAATCTCTTATGAGGCAGCATTAAAGAATAAAGATATAATGTATGAGGCAGTTCATTCAGCTCGTGATCGAATGGACTATAATCAAGGAGGATGGATAATTAAAGCACTAGACCAGAATGGTATGATCTTTTTAAATGCAGCTCTACTTGGAACAAGAACATTTTGGCGGTCAGCTAAAGATAATCCAGTTGATTTTGCAGTTAGATCGATGCAGCTAGGAGCTTTAGCAACTGGTATTACAGCCACAGCATGGACTCTTCATGAGGACATAATGAAAGAGATTCCTACAGAGGGAAATGAGAAGAATATTATATTTCCTCTATTTCCTAATTGGTTAGATTTTGTAGATTCAAATGGAGATACCAGACACTTTTATCTTAAGCTACGAATGGATCCTGGAGCAGCTTTTATATATAAGATGTCTGATAATCTTACAAGGACTTACTTATATGATAGAAAGCTAATTACAAGAGAACCTAATTATAATAAGGTAGTGGACTCACTTAAATCATTAGGACCTGTAGGGATTAGTCTTCCTCCAGCGATTCAGATGGGATATGATTATGCTACTAACTATAGCTGGTGGAAGGATAGGCAAATGTATAAAGATCTTGGTGGCAGAACTTTACCTTGGCCTAGTAGTAGAGTCGAGGGGCAGGATGATAATACAGTGGCAGCACTAGCTAAACACGTAGGATTAGTTACAGGACTATCACCGAAGAGATTGCAAGGCTCTATAAGAAATGTTATACCACCTAATAATGAGTTTGTCTATATGTTTGGTAAGGCGTATGAAGAAGCTTTTAGTGATGTGCCTAAAGGTGTAAGAGAAAAACCTTGGCTTCAGACTCTAGCTGAGATACCAGGTTTTAATAGAGTAGTAGGTATTACATCCCCTGGATATGATAGGAGACAGATAGCTGATAAGGTTAATGAAGAAATCGAATTAAAAAATGTAGTGCTTAATAGTAAATTTGATACTATGGTTGAAAACTATATACTACATGGAGTTGGTAATAGAGAAAAAATTATTGAATTTATAACTGCACAGGATAAAGACACTTATGAACGGATGAAGACAGATTTTATCTTTATGGAGAAGTCTAAGGGATTAGAGCATAGATCAACTTGGCTAGGGATGAAGAGGATGAGTCTTGAAGGAAAAGCAAAGACCTTTGTTGAGGTGTATGATAAGGCTAGTAAAACTGAGAAAATACAACTTGATAAAGAGATAGACTTTCTTATGAGTAGAAATGGAATGGGAATTATCTCAGATGAATTCAAACAAGAAGTTATGAAAATTAGAGATGCAAATTCCAGAGAATGACATTCCCAAGATCGTTTAATTGTTAAACGGACTTTCAAATCCCAGAATGTGTAAGGTTATACCTACTCCTGGAGCTTTTATTATTTTGATTAAGTTCATAGCTTCCATTGTAGTAATTACTCTATCCATTTCCCATTTATCCATGTCTCCCTCAAAATATCTAGCAAATTGAAATAGTGGTATATCAGGTACAGCACTATTAGTAATGAAGATTATGGCATCATTAAGTAAATCGGATGTATCTGAACGTCCCATTCCTTTAAACACCTTACTCATCTTCATCTCTACCTCAGCTAATAACATAATAGCCCTATTAATATCTTCTGAAGTCATTATCATCTCATCTGAATGACTAGCACAACAGACCATAGATAGAGTGATTAGGTGTTTTCGTCTACGACCACAATAGCCATCGAATTTCCTATCTTGGAATGGTCGATGAGTGTCGGCATAGTAGCACCAGTCTGAGTAGATCTTGAGGAAGTCTTCAGTATAGTGCATTATCCCATTGAGTTGATTAATAGCTTCAAGATCATAAACTAGCATTTGTTGGAGCTGGGTTTCTCGTTCAGTTTTCGTTGGTATGACTACCAGCTTTCCTCGCTTCTCTTCAACCACAAAGATAATTCTGGATGTAAGTCCGTTACCGATAGACTCGATTGGTAAGGAGGCTTGGATAGCATCAGGAGTTGTGCCAGCAAATAGATTAACCCATACTCCAATGATCTCTTCTTCTTTCCTTGCAATAGTTTCATATGTCCATCTATTATGACAGTCGTACCACTCACAAAGAGCTGCTATTAATTCTTGGTTGTGATATCCTAAGAAGACAGTAAACTCAGTAGAGAATATTGTAAGAGATGAGTGATAAGTCTGCTTACCTGTCTCTATGTTTATATCTGTAAGGTTGGTATTCTTCATTCGTCTGATAAGGGCTTGTAGTGAAGTAGCCTGAGCACTTAAGCGAATAGTTGGAATCTGCTCAATTATGTCAGAAGCAAACTTCATTACAGTTCCTTTACCGGTAGCAGAAGGACCGACTAAGACTATGTAAAGATTAGGATAGAATGTTAGTGAAAGGCCAAGTTCAACCCTAACCTTTCTTTGGAGTGCTGAGGCGATACAAGATATTGCCGCCCATTTCCTAAACAATAGAGGCGGCTCAGAATTATCTGTCATCTCCATGAACGAGTCTATCCAATCAGAAAGTTTACGAGACATTAAAACTCCTTATTAGTATGGAGAGTAGTGGTTCGCGCGGATTGCCAAAAAGCGCTCTTGCATAATGGAGAGTCATGACTCTGCTAATGCATCAGCTTTTCTTCCCAAGCCTTAGTTTTACTTGAACCACTACTCTCTCAGTTTATTATATATAAAATGCAGCCTCTCAGCTAACTTTTCTTCATTGCTTGGTATATCTTTGCTTTTCAGCTCAATCATTTGCTCTTTATATAGGTTAAAGCCAATAGCAAGATCAACAGGTGTAGGAATCTCTCTATCATGCCATATAAGTGGAGTTTCTAAAGACTGTTTGATAAGTAAAAGCATTTTAGCTTGTTCAGTCCATTTAACAGTTAAAGGGATTTGAAATACAATACTATCATGGATTTGAGCAAGGAGTTCAATAGGCTTAAAAAGATTCTGATTATAATAAATATATTCTATCCCCTGCTCATTTACTTTGTCAGCACATGTAGACTGTGCAAAATGAGCATAGGCTTGACGAAAGGTCTCAGTACAAGCATAACGAGGAGTATTGGGATAAGATTCATAAATAGGCCCTAAAAATAATCTAGTGCGTCCAAAGAGGTTGGTCACAGTTCTTGATGATTTAAGCATATCCTGAATCATAGTATGATAGCCATTACGAATTTGAGGATAGCCTCTATGGACTTCTTCCATCAACTGCTTTGCTTCAGCCTCAGGTAATTCATTTATTAAAGCAACTTTTTTATAGCTCTCATCGTAATTAGTTCCGTGATTTAGCTTTTTGCCCCAGTATCTTTCACTCTGTCTACCATCACCAAGTGTTGATGAACCATCTACCTTTGATATTTGATCGTAGGGCTTGCGAAATATAATGGAGGCAGTTAGAGTATGGAGATCTATTCCTTGTTCAAATGCATCAATCTGCGCAAGAACTCCACCAGTATAGGCAACAATTCTATTTTCAATTTGAGACAAATCAAAGGAGTATCCAATATATCCTTCGTCGAATAGAAAGAATCTGAGCAGATCGTGAGGCCAGTTCTGTTGATTTCCTCCTGTACCAAAGATAGTTTCGCCACTTGAGAGCCGTCCTGTTTCAGCGCCCACAGGTTTATATGAACTCCTATATCTTCCATCTTTATCTACCTTTCCTATATTAAGATAAGTTGAGATACGCTTACTCAGACTACGAATATCTAACATGATACGAGCAGCTTCAGAAGCACTTCCGCCCTGACGAACTAAACGTTTGAGAGCATCTACATCTATTGAGTCATTATATTGACCAGTACCATTCTTTTTCTTATAAGGCTTGTTACCTAGTTCCTTGTAGAAATAATCCATTAGTTGTTTAGGACTATTAAGATTAATGTCTCGGCCGACAATGTCTTTGATCTCAGCTGACTTTTCATTGAGAATTTTACTCTGCTCTATTTCATAGTCCATCATCTCTGAGACATCAACTCTAATTCCACGCTCTCCCATATAAAGTAATGGTTTAATGAGCTTTCGCTGACGTTCATAAGTTGCTTCATTATGCTGTTTTTTCAATGTCTCTAATTGCTTAGGAATTGTTTCTACAGGAGCCAAAGCATCTAATCCATTATAGTTCCACCATTGTTCCCAGGTGCCTAGTCCCTTCTTTATCCATTGCTTACCATCTAATTTATAATAGGGAATGTCAGTATACATAGTGGTAACTGCATTAAGACCAGCAGGGAAATCTGGATAAGATATTTTTTGAGCTATTTGTGTGCAGTGGAGTGAGCCTCTAGGTTGGATACCATACTTATGAAATAGGAATTGAGTATCGAAGATAAATGATGCTCCAGCCTTTTGAATGCTCTCATCTTGAATGATATAGGCTATAGCTCTCATTATTGCTAATTCTTCTTCGATGATGAAGTAGTCTCCTTCTGATGATCTAAAAGGGATACAGATTGAATCTGTTGGAGACCAGCTGACTCCAATACAGTCAACTTCCTTGTTAATGACTTCAATATCAAATCCAATAATCTGGCCAAGTTTTCCGAGTCTATAGCAATTACGAAGGGTGTTAATCGTCTGATTAAAATCTGGCCGAATGTAGATCTGTCTACTAATTCGTTTAATTTCTTTGAACTGAGACTCATACTTAGCCCTCATTAAATCTTCACAAACTATTGGCTTGTTAAGGAATTTGAATTTAGGAGGTATAAATGTACTTGGATGAAAGGTTCCTATAACTTTTAATCCTGGGACTAAGGTAGAATCTAAAATTGACCCTCTCCATTTAGTTATTCCTACTCTATTAGTCAGTGCCAGCAATGCTATATTACCCATAGCAACAACTATATTAAGATTAAGTTTTCTAAGCTCTACTCCAAGCTCATTTATATAATCATATCCATCTGCAGATATAGTCCACTTTCCACGTGTGTCAAGGTTGATATAGTGGGCGAGAGGAGCATCGAGGTCTTTGATTACATTTGTAATGTATAGTTCTCTTCTTTGTATTTTAGTCATAGCAAGACATTCATCAAGCCCTTGACCAGCAGGCCCTATGAAAGGACGAGGAGGTCGAGCCCTAACTTCTTGATGTCCTGGCTGTTCTCCAACTATTCCAAGTTTGGCAGAGGGATCGCCTGATGGAGGAACGTAAGTATGATGCATCTTAACTCCTATTTCAAGTTCATTTAATTGTTAAACGAACTTATTACATTGAGTTTGCTTTGACTAAGAACGAATCTCTATATGACTTAGTAAGCTCAAATCCCACTCCAGTCATTCCTAATTGATGAGATGCAATCAATCCACTTCCACTTCCTAAGAAGGGGATAAGGACTCGTGAGCCCTCAGAAGCAAAAGTTGAATATATATCCTTCATGAGTTCTACTGGTCTTTCAGTTGGGTGACTCTTACTTTGCGGTGAGACTGAAGAATAGTTAAATACATTAGTTCTACCTGGTCTATTTAGAGCTGGTCTACCTTTCCAAGCGTAAAAGAAAGTTTCATATGAATTAGCTAAGAGCATCTCAGGTCTTTTTGTTTGTCCAGATGGCTTTACCCAGATGCCACAAAGTCTAGTAGATTTAAAACCTGCGCTTGTTATTGCTTTGAACATCTCCTCAAACCACGGCTGACTTCCAAACCAACAGAGGAGCCAAGAATGCTCAGTCATGACACGGTAGCATTCTTTGAATAAGAATTTCATACCTTTCCATTGGCCATTCTTTTCACCATCCATATAGAATTCAGCAAGGATCTCGTTGTAATCCTCTCTCATATATTGAGACTCACTTTTAGCCTTCTTCTGTTCCATAAGCTTGATTGCATAAGGAGGATCAATTTCAACAAGATGAAACACACTAGCAGGAATTTCTTTAATACCTTCAAAGCAACTCTTGATGATATAAGATTTAGCAAGTTGAGTTAATGGTGAAGTAGTACTGTTTGCATTAGTTGTTTCTATCTGTTTTGCAATAACTTGCTTAACAACAGCCTCATCCATTTTCTTAATCATCTTAAGAGCATCAGCTGCTGTCTTACATCCTTCAAACACATCAGGGAGAGACTCTCTTAACTTAGCTCTTTTAATTGCTTGGGATATGGTAGCTGTTGATACACCACCTATCATATCACCTGTGTCACCCATAGACCAGCCAGTTTGACCAGGGCCTGGAGCACTTACTACACCATGAAGTTGTTCCTGCATACGATGTATTTCTAGGGTAAGCTTATCCATTTCATAGTATTCAAGTTCTTTACGATGAAGATTTTCTGCCTTCTCAATGATCTTCATTTCTATATCAGATAGGTCTTTATCAAATATTCTAACTGGTACTTTCTCAACATTGTTTCTTGATAGTATCATGAATCTGCGCCCACCAGCTAATAGTCTATAAGTACCATCTTGATTATCCTTAACAGCTAGAGGTGATATAAGACCTGATGCTTTCATATTCTCTTCAAGACCATTAAGATCACCTAACTCCACACGAGTGCGATCTTCAACTATTATAGATGAAAGTGGAATCATTCCTATACGACCAACAGATATTTCCATTAACTATTTCCTCCCAAAAGTTTTAATAATTCTTCAGCCATACTTGGATCAAGCATAGCTGAGATCTTCTTCGTTGTCTGCTTAGTAGTTTCTTTTGCAGCCTTTGGTTTCTTATCAGGGATACGTCTTGATAGACGAATCTGACGTAAAAGATCTATTGCCTCGTCATTATTCATATCTATTATAGATACATATTCTAAGGAATTAAGGTCTGCCATTGATTTTTCCTTTCTTAGTTTTCTTTGTAGCTTCTGTAACTTCTCGCATTGTAGGTATAATGTCTTTAACTTTGATTCGCTCAGTCATCATGATACCTATAGCGATACCACCGTGATCTTCTATCAAGTCTAATACCTCGTTTAAGACTTTTCCAAAGATAGCCTTTCTTAATCCATATTGAGCGAGTAGTTTATTAGCACGAAGCATCTGCTCTTCTGTAATTTCAAAACTAAATCGTGGCTTGTAATTATTATTCATAAAACACCTCCAGTTCGTTCATTCTCTAAATAATCTTTAATTTAGTAAACTCATTCTTGTAACCTATCTGCCATACCGCATGCATGTACTCGATGCTATCAGTTGTTCCTCCAGTAAAGGATATTCTCCTATGATGGACAAACACATACTTAGGCATATTATCTTGCCAGAATTGAAATCTTGCAACCGATCCAAAGAAATTTAACCTCAGCAACATTATCACATAGCCCCCATTTACAACTTCAGTCATAGCTTTTGTTATTATCTCCATAGCCAAATTAAATGGAGGATTAGTGATAATGAGATCAAACATACTACATGGGACATAGAATAGATAGTTTTCTTTTATACTGGCTCTGCTATCAAATCTACTGTCCACTGTAGTAATTTGCTCTGGCTTAATACCTTCTAATTGTAGAGCTAATGGATAACTCATCTCATTATAGTCATCTCCACCAGCACAAGGGTCAAGAATTGATATCTTATTATTTAAGATATCTGGAATTACTAGCTTTAGATTTCTAAGAAAGTGACTTACCTCGTAGGGTGGAGTTATATAATAATCACTTATATGTCTTTGACCTCCTCTATTAGTTGAACTCATAACTTGCACCTCATATTTCAAATTTTCTTATACTTATTTCAGATTCACTAATTAAGAATTGCGTAGCTTTATCATATACCTTTATATCATCTACTACAATTTCTACTATTCCACTATTAATTAACGCTCCAAAGCAGGATTTACAGGGAATGATACAGTTCATGTAGAGGGTTGTACCTATTGTTGATACACCCTTTCGAGCAGCATCTATTATCGCATTGATTTCAGCATGCTGAGCTGGACAAAGTTCCATATGAATGCCTGATGCATAACCTAGAATTTTACGAGGACACTCTTCTCCAAATCTAACTAAGTCTATACTAGAGAGTATCTGTTCAACAACTGACCGTAGTTCAACATCTTTCATAAATCTATCATGTCCACAATGAGGGACATCTCTTGGTGGAGAGTTATAGCCAGTAGATACTATATTATTTTCTTTTACTAATATAGCTCCTATATGTCGAGATAGACATGAAGATTTACTAGCTACTTCTATACAGATATTATGAAAATACTTATCCCAATTATTAGACATAAAAACTTCCTTTGGCTTCGCTAATGGCTTCGCTAAAGATCATTACATAGATCTTTTCTTTGAGTAAATTCCCAAGACGACTTTTAGCGTCTTGGGAATTTTTCATCTATTCAATATCCATGTCTCTCAACAAAGCATCAAGTAAAATTGTGTAGTTACGAAGGTCAGCTATCTTTTCGTTGAACTTCTTCAACGAATAAGCTGATGGATTCTTTACCATATCAGCAAGAGATGTAACGTGCTTCATTGCCATTCCCATTAAGGCTTGAGTGGGATGAATGCCTTGTACAGAACCTGCACGATAAAACTGTCCAAGACGATCATTGTCTTGAGAATATTCAACTCCCTTTTTAATTAAAATAGATTTACTACGAGAGACTGATTTATCAACTTCTATTGCAAAATCTTCATTTGTCATCTTTTTTTTCCTTTCTTTTGTTTTTCGAAAGAAGACCGGCTGAATGCGTTGGTCTCCTTTCATTAATTAGATTGTTTTCTTACGCTAATCAAATGATCATTGTTCAATTGCATGTTCAATTGTTGATCATTGAATCTTGGTCATCGTCGCACGTTTAATGGCAATATTTAACCATTGTTCATTTAACAATTAAATGATCTTAAAATGGATCCCCGTCTATAGCATTGTATGAGCTAGAACTATTTCCAGCCTTTGAAGAAAGATATTTCTGCACTATATTTTGCTCTCCATACTCGTCAGACTTTTTAATTCCAACAATGATCCAACCTTCCTTTCCAAACAAATCTCCTTCTAAATCAAAAGGACGACTGTAGTCGAGGCCGAAAGATCCAGCAAAGTTACGGAAATGCCTTATTGCACCGAAAGCTGTTTTCTCAGACACTTTCTTAATCTTGTCAATATCTACAAGATCCCAGAAAAAATCATTAAACTCTTTAACAATTGGCTCATCAGGAGCATCGAAAGTTACTGAGAAATAAGATACGCCAACGTAAGCACTCTCTTCCTTTTCCACAACTCCAGTACGCACAGCAATAATACGAGCTTTTACTTCTGTTCCTTTCTTGAGAGTAGTTGGTTCGGGAGCATTTTTAATCTCCTCTTCAAGTTTACTGTAATCTGTTAATGACATTTTGTTTCCTCCTTAAATTTTTTGTTAATTGTTAGTTGTTAGTTACTAATACAGCCGCTTAAAACTGAACCAGAAAAAATTTTTTTATAACCTCCTTAAAATTATGATAATTGAGTTACTTTGTTTATTAGTTTTGGTTTATCTTGAGGATCGAATCCTGCCTTTCTCAATAATGCTTTAAGATCAGGTGGTTCAATAGCATTAAGAAGTCCCTTTGATTTTAAGCGTGAGCGGGCTACATACTCACCTAATGAATCAATAAGCATTTCACGTTTAACACCCTCCCTATCATTCTTCCCAATTATAACATAGATCTCATCGAATAAGAGAGGGATAGTTACAACAGCTTGACCTGTGGTATAGAATCGAAACTTGATTTCCTCTCTAGCTACACCAGTCTTTGTGTCAACTGAAAGAACCTTTCTTATTTCTCTAAGATGTCCAGTGAGAATAAAATCACAAGGGAGGTTCATTAACTTACGGAAATAATTAATCATCTCAGTTTTTTGTGGTTGATAGTCAATACGCATTTGAGGTGCTTCGCCAGCACGGCCTTTTGCGGCGAGTTCATAGTTCATTATTGATATGCCAAAAGTAGTTGCAGAATCAAGGCAGTAGGTTCCAAACTGGTTGTAATAACCTATTTGAAATCTAATATCTGTTGCCTTCTTCCAATCTGCATATGCTTTAGGATTGAAAGGGTCATCGTTTTCATAGCGTGTATCAACAACTACATCGCCTGAGGCTATCATATCACGAAGACCTTTAGTCCCACCTGGATCGAATGAATCTATATGAACAGGTAGTCGTGCAGTTCGTAATAAAAAAGTTTTACCTGCATTAGTTTCTCCACATACTAATGCGCTGAAGCGCTTTTGTAATGGATCTCCAGCATAATATTTCTTAACTCGTGTGAGTTCTGCAGCAGCATCGTAAGTCATCAATTACCTCCTTTTATATTGAGATTGTTTAATTGTTAAACGATCTCAAATTTGAAAAGTTAAGTCTTTCTTTACAGTTGCTTCTCTTGTCGAAGGATCCCAGAACTTTTGAACATATCCTAATGGAGGTTCATAGCATCGACGAAGAGGGTTCTGCCAGGCTAAACAATAGTCATGAAACTCACAACCTCTGTAATCAGAACAGGCTTTAGGATTCTGACGGAAGGCCATGAAGACTTCATCTCCTTCAGTACAATGTGTTAGACGATCCATGTCTCTTTCAATTTCATCTAATAGTGTATTAATTAGCCAAAGCCAGGTATTCATCTGCTCAGGTGATTTAAATGCAGGAATACGTCTAGTTGTTGCATGGTAGCCAGCCGAACGATTACCACTACTTTTCTTAAGGTATTCAAATCCAGTCTTATCAAACTCGACACCGAGGACCTTATCAACAGGGAACATGCAGTAGAGGCAATGGGTATAGGTACCATTCTGAATTGATAAAAATAAATCCCTATCCCAACGAGTATCGTGAATCCACTTACCAGAGGTTGTTTTATGATCCATTGAAAAGATCATCCCATCTTCTTTACGTCTTATGATAGAATCCATTCGATAGTGGAGCACACGTTTTTCATCAACTGGGACAGTTCCAGCTATTTCAGTCATCTTAATTCCGTCAAGTTCAACAACCTCATTGTCAATTAAGTCACGAGAATATTCACTAGCAAACTGCATGATAGCATGCATTACGGCAGTTGGAGTTTTAGGAAGATAAAGACTATCAGTCTCAGGTGGAAACTCCTTACGGTAGACAGCTAAAAATGCATCAAAAGCCCCTTCTATTTCATTGTAGCCGAAAAGGAGCTGATGTTCTCTGGCATGATGAAAGGCATCACCGAAGACTAGATCATGTTCTGGCATATCAAGAGACCATCCAAGTATGTAGTG